TTTTGTTGGTGCTCCATGACACACCGTTCCACCATTCAAATCCACGCCATGATGCCTTGTATTCAGAACTTTTTTCGTAGCCTGATCCAAGATAGTAGTAGGGTATGGCACGGTTGGCTGCGTGAGCAATTTCCAAATCCAGTGTGATCGCAGATATTGGCACAGTGTTGGCATGTATCACACTTTCCAACCCAGCCGGTACAGGCAAAGCGTCAAAATCGTCAATGGTGTAGTCTTCCTGATACCAGTAACGTTTTTGTTTGGTGAATCCCAATATGTTGTCCGCAGTGCCGGTGTAGAATATCATGAATTGATCACGTTTGTGATAGTGATTGAACGGATTGTAATCTGCTGTAAACTGTTTGCGTGCCATGTATTTTTTGTAGATGCGAGATAGTCCCAACAGTCTCACCATTTCTGAAGCTTCAATAATTTTGGTTTTGATCTCTTGGCCTTGCCATTTGTGTTCTCGAAAACGTGGGCGCCATCTTTCCAGACAGATTCTGGTGCTGCGACTTTGATAAAAAACTTCCTTGTTGGTTACCGGAGTATCTAGTGCCAGCCAACCTCTGTCAATAGCTTCGGCTTCTTCGCCTTGCTCAACAACTGCCATGGGCTTGCATATTACTAAATCCTGATGTTCCTGTTTGCCAAATGTGTGATCGAAAATAATCTGCATATAGTACTTAAGGTCAATGCAAGATGGCTAAAAGCCATCTGAAACTTCGCTACGCTCGTTTCTTTTTTAAAATTACGCAAACGCAATTTTTAACGTATGCGCCTGCTGTGGCAGATGAATAGTCACAATTCGGCTATTGCTAGCCGAACTGACTTCCCACTGTGGCGAGTAGAACAGTCACCATGCAACGCTGTTGTAACTGGGCGGTTGTGCTGTACCCATTAGCTTATTCATCCAACGCGAGCCTGTTATACCTTTACATGATAATTTATAACAGACCTGAGGTTGCTTTTTCTCAGAGCCTCATCATTTTTGCCTGGTGCATCAAGGGATTCACCTGTCGCTTTTCAGCCGCATTTCCCTGCTCACTGTTGGAGATGCTATGTGTGCCTAATGAAATTTTTAGAAGTGCCTATCGCATATGTTTATATGATCTTTATTTTTAGGTCAATCTTTTTGGCTTTAAATATTTGAAATGGACAAATTGCACAACATTTTCTACACTGCTGGATGCCATGGAAACTTTCTCAAGTATCTTTTTGATTGCTATAACCAACGTAAATTATTACCAAATCCTTTTGATGAAAATGGCAACTCACATCTCAGGCAAAATCATTTAGATATTAATAGAAACTTTGATGTTTGTCATGACAAAGAGCATCAGCGTCTCACAGACAACATACCAAAAGCAGAAAATTATGTGATTGTATGGCAAGGATTAGATTGGTTTTTCTATGCAATGACAGCGAGTGTTGATCGTGGAGCTCATTTAAAACAATCTGGTATAGATTTACTAGAAAGCGATTTGGTTCAATATGAAAAACAATACGGCGTGCCTGTGTATATCAGTGAATTTTTAAAACAACATTTAGATTTTAATTGCCACACACAAGGACAGCCGCCAAAAAGTGTTTTACGAAATTATTTCCTTCTAACTTTTTACAAACATTTTGAACATATCTTATGGACAAGAAACAACGAACTACGTAGAACTCCATACACACAAATACCAGTATCTGGCATTTTGGATTATGAATATCTTGCTAATAAATTAAACAAAATTTTCAGTTTTGAACTAGATTTTAAAGAAGTTCATGATATTTTTTTAAATAAAAATGTGCCTTTACAACAGTTCAAATCTGTAAAAAAAATATTACAAAATATCAATAAAAACATTGATACCAAAATTAAAAATTTAAATGTTATCAGCGAAGCTTTTATACTGTTTTGTTTAGACGTTGATAATTTTGATATTCCTTTTAGTATTGGAAACGACTTTTTTAAGAACACAAAAGATATTAACGACTATATTACGTACTATCCTAATTACTTAAAAAGACCAAATAATTTATTTCAAAAACATTATGAGCGTTACTCAAGGAATACAAAATGAAATGGACATACAAAAATAAGATTGTAAGCGAATTGCCAGATTGGTGTGCAGGATTTGTGTACGAGATAACAAATACACAAAATGGGAAAAAATATATTGGCAAAAAATTAGCAAGGTTTAGAAGATCCCGAAAGCCACTTAAAGGAAGAATTAATAAAAGAAGATACACTGTGCCAAGTGATTGGAAGGATTATTGGGGATCCAGTAATGCTTTACTTGAAGATATTAGTAAAATTGGCAAAGAAAAATTCAAGCGTGAAATACTTTTTTATTGCAAAAACAGAGGCGAATGTAACTATATTGAAGCCCGCGAACAGTTTGCACGTAAAGTTTTAGAAACAGACAAGTATTACAATGGGCATATTAGAGTACGTGTGCATAAACAAATTATTCAAGACAAACCATATTCTAAAGATATTTCATAATTGATTCAACAAAACTTATGTTGTGTGCTTTAGCAGGATGATATCCACTGCCTGCTCGTTCCGGGAAGTCATCCAGCTTTGGATACATTGGTAATATTTTAATGTCTTGTTGAGTTGAAATGTAGTCATAAGTCTGCTGATCTCTACTTGTGAAAAAACACGGTATATTGTTGTCAGCTACAAATTTACAAAATTTGTTGATTATTTTTTTTGAATAATTGCAATTTACATCATTAAAAATTTTGTTTTGTATTTTATTTCTTTGAGCTTTTACATTTGCAAAATTAGCGTAGAGCCAAGTATTATCGTCTGAGGCAGGCTCAAAGGCATTTGGTACTTGATAAAATTTGTTACCATGCAATTTACATCTTATTAGTCTACGTTCCATTATTGGAAGGTTAACAATTATTGTTTCAAACGAGAAATCTCTTACAAGTTTTTTAACATTATGATAGATTAGATCTATACCTGCTCCAGGCACAGCTAAATTTAATACAGGCCTGTTCAATTTTTCTTGTAATAAGCTAGGCCATGTATCAGGATTTGATAAACCATATCCAAAAGTCCAAGAGTCACCAATAGCACAAATACTGTTTGAAATAATTTTAGCGTGATTCCTTGGCCTGTAAGCCAAATCAAAGATGTCTTCAGTGAAGATATAATTGAACACGTAATCATTTTTATTGGTAATATGCCAATGTTGTGACCTTAATGGTTCCAAATAATTTTCATCTATCTGTAATTTAAATGTGCCATTGAAATTTATGTGTTGTATTGAAGTTAATGTTTTATTTTCAACATATTTGTTATTTTCCATTGTGAAACTAGTGTTGTGGAAAATGTTTGCTTCTATGTTGTTTACTAATATTTTTTTCAGTGATATGGATGAAGAATTATTTTCAATGCCATTTACGGTAAAAGCGATATCATTTACATTATTGCTTTCTAGTGTGATAGGATTTTTAATAGGAACACTTTTACCTTGAAAAACTATTTGTGGATCTTTTGTGTTTGTAGTGACTGAAAGTAAAATTTGTATTTGTATAGTCATAAGAAAAACTCCCGCCAGTGATAGCGGGAGTTGTATTGGATCCAATCAGCTAGAATTACGCCGCAGTTTTTGCTGCGTTTTTAGCTTCTTGAATTTCTTTTCTTCTTGCTTTGATCAATTTTGAAAGATTAGCAAGTGCTTTTCTGGCTCTTGTTGCAGAAGCCTTTACACCTTTTTCAGTGAACTTGCCATTTTCTTCTGAGTAAGCTTGAATCTCACTCATGATCTGTTCGTGTGTTTGAGACATATTATTTGTCCTTCCTTTTTAATCGTACGATGTTATTAATTAACATATGTGTAATTAAAGCACGTAAGAACTGGTTTTGTCAATAGTTTTTAAACTAAAATTTCCACGTCATTGGCATAATTGGTAAAGCCATTTTCTTTGGTTACTTTTAACACAGAGTTGACTCTGCTTACCAATTCATCTTTGTGAGATATTAAGAAAATATTTTTTTGCTGTGTTCTACTCATTTCCTTTAACACTGCCATAGAGCTTTCTACACCAGATATATCCATACCTGCATCTATAAGTTCATCAATAAACAACAAGTTGATCTGTTGATAAAGGCTTTCCCAAACATCTCTGAACGCCCAACTTAAACTTAAAATTAATCTATTTCTTTCACCTCTGCTTAAATTATCAAAATCAAGTTCTCTGCCTAGCTCTTCGATACGCACAGTAAGATCTGATTGGAACGTGACAGTATGTGGTAATTTTACTTTTCCTAAGAAGTGTGCCAATCTTTGATTCAAATATGTTAAATTTTGTTCAATTATTCTTGTTCTTATGAATGAATCCTTTGCAGTTAATAGTTTGTATAAAAATTCTTGGTGTCTGTATAAGTCTTCCATTTCATTAACGCTGGTATAATCAACTTTTTGTATTGCTTTTTTTGTTAGTTCTTCAATTTGTTCAGCATATGGATCGTGCTTTTTGTCAGTTTGCTCCAGTTGTCTTTTGAGATCTTTCAAAGAACCTTTGTGATTGTAAGCTTCATCGATTGTATCGTAATATGTGTCTGGAGTTTGTCCAAGATCACCAATGGCATTTATATCCTGTTGTATTTTTGCAAGATCAGTTTTTATTTTTTCTACGTCTGTTTTGCTTTCAGTCAGTGTAACCAGTAACTTATCGTTGAGTTGTTTGTGTTTTTCGTCTTGTAATTCTTGTTCACATGTTGGACATCTTGCATCTTTCATATACTCCAGATCATTTTCTGTTTTAGTTACATTAGATTCTGATTTTGTCAGTGAGTCTTCATGGTATGCCTTTTCTTTGTTTAAACTTAACAGTTTTAAATAATTTTCATTGTGTTTTTGTAATTTTTTGTGTGCTTCCAATTCAACTTTAATATCTACTTTTTCTAGTTCTGTTATTGCTTCAGAAAATTTTTGTTTGTCGTCATCTTTTTGGGTCTGCCATGCTGTTGATCTTAATTTTAAACTTTCAATTGATTCTTGTATTTTTTCATTTGCAGCCATTTTACTATCAATTTTATATTTTTCTTCTGTCAATTGTTGTTTGGCCACACGCATTTTTTCTTTCAGCAAATCTGCTTTTTGCGAAAGCAGTGTGATACCAAGTAATTGTTCAATAATTTCTCTTTGCTCTGCTTGTTTTGTTGCCAAAAATGGTTGTGTGTATGTGTTTAATGCAACAATGTTTTTGAACATGGCATGAGTCATGCCAATTAAATTGTTTATTTCGTGCTGTGTTTCTCTGTTCTCACCTTGTGCTTCGTTGCTTTCAAAATCTTGTTCAATGTCATTTGCATAAAATCTAAAAATTTGCGGTTTACGACCTCTTTCAATTGTGTATTCAATATTGTTCTTGATAAATTTTACACTGACAACCATGTTTTTTTCGTTGGTTTTGTTGACTAAATTATCTCTACGTATCTGTGTTAAAGGTTCACCAAACAGCACATAACTTAATGCATTTACTATGGTTGTTTTACCTGTTCCATTTCTTGCACCGGCATCATCTCCTCCGAGATCCATGTTTTCGCCAATTACTAAAACTAAATTTTTGTTGGCAAAATTTATGCTTTGTGCAGCGTTACCCACACTCATAAAGTTTTTAACTGTTAGTTCTTTTATTTTTAGCAAATTCTTTCTCCTGATCTTTTTTCCATTTTCTGTATTCTTTTAGCCATTGTTCTTGAGTTACTGGCTTTGAAAACCAATCCCAAATATTTGTTCTAAAGTCTTCTTCACCTTTTAAAATTTCCAGCAATCTTTTTTTACTGACTCGTGACATCTAAATCGTTATAGATTGCTGTAAGAATGTTTTTATCATATGTTTCAGAATCCACTCCTTGCAGTTGTTTAATTACAATTTGATCCACAGAATCAAACTTTTGTACATCCACAGTTGGCTGTTGCGCCTGTTCAACCTGCTCTGGAATCAACTGTAACTCTCGTAATTTGTATTTGTCAATAAACGTTTCTCGAACAAAATTTGCTTCTTCGTAACTTATTTTTATATCAAGTGTTACTCTCACATACATTTTTGGTTTCAAATATTTTTCAGGATCTTCTAAAAGCTGACTAATTTTGATGGTAATATATCTTGGCATATCAGGCCAGTTGATATATTTTGGTTCACCACCATGTTCCAATATCATCATGCCACGATCATCATCCCATGCATCTGCATAGTTGTGAGGGAAAGCATTGCCCATGTATGTGACATTTCTCATCTGTTGTCTTTTATGAAAGTGTCCAGAAAACACCATGCCGCAGTTGCCAAAGTGTTCTGTCTTTATTCCTCCCACATCTGGCATTTCAACCATTGCGTTCATTTTAAAATACGGAAGTTCAAAATGTCCAAACACATACTTTTGTTTCATTTTTTCAATGCGTTTCCATTCATCTTCTACTATCCACGGAATAATGGCAACATCTTCTTCCACGATCCAATCATTTACAATTTGTATGTTTGGAATATTTCTTATAAACTCCATGGAGTTTATTTCTCTTTTTTCTCTGTAAAACAAATCATGATTACCCATTATCACATAAACTTTTTCAAATGCCTGTCCTAATCTTTCCATATTTGATACTGTGTAGTTCATAGTCGACACATTTGTTGATGCTCTATGATGATGCCAGTCACCAAGAAATATACAAGTTTCACAACCGTGTGCTTTGGCTTGTTCCTTGAACCAGTATATAAATGCCTCACAGTCGTCGTTGTGTACACGACTGTTGCCTTTCATGCCAAAGTGTATGTCTGTAAAACAAGCAACTTTTTTAAAAAACATTTGTTACCATTTCTTTTTTACAGGAGGTTTGTGCCCTGTGATATCAATTTTTTTGTATCCAACTTGATCAAAATCTAATTTGCCGTCTTTCCGTAGTTGTCTGTTTAGTTTGACTATTCCTGTTTTGTTTACCACTTTTACTTCGCCGTGGGCAGTGGCCATTTTCTTTTTGAACACAGGTGATGCTCTTTCGTTTTCGCCTTGTCTTGTGAAAGATGGCATCATGTCATTTATTTCAAGCAGATCATCTCTGATGGCTTGATTTTTCTTTTCAATGTTTAATATTCTAGTAAAACTGTTTGTAATTGCGGCTGTGTAGTATGCAAAAGGATTCTCAGATTTTGATTCGTCAAATTGCAAACCAATCTGAGACAGTTGCATCAGTGCCTGTGATTGCATTTCATCATTATACGTGTAGCCTCTCCAGTTTGACCTTGTGCCATAACGTTCACACAATTTCATAAACATCATTGCTAAACTGTTTGTAATTTTTCCATGATCAGCTGAAAAATATCCGTTGCTCATTCCGCCAATCCAGTGTGATTTGCCAACACATCTCAGTTTGCCCTTTTTGTCGTATCTATAGTGTTGAAAAGGTGGAAAGTTCACTCGGCTGTGATGATCCGCCACACTTTTTGGATTCTTTTTTCTGTTGCCGTCCATTGGTATC